GATATCGACGGTTTCCGCATTGAATGCGATAGCACGCGAGCGCAAGCCCGCGACCGTCGTGAACGCACCGGCTCCGGTGCTATCCACCTTCAACAGGAGATCTTTGCCCTTTTGTGCCACCATGATCGCTGCCGCCTTTCCTGCTAGATGATTGTCATGCGTCCGGCTCTGTCACGGCCCGCAGACGCACAATCCCGCGCGTGGTTTCGCCATCGCCCTCTCGACGCACTTCGCTCAATTCATGCCGGCAATTGATCAGATGGTGACCGCTCAGCGTGAGGGACGCGTTGTGCAATAGCCCCTCGATTACCGCCAGGATGGCATGGGCTTCGCGCGCGCCATTCGCCCGCGTCCATGCTGTGACGGTCACCAGATGCTCATGGCCATTCTCGCTACCCGTATCCCAATTGCGGATCGTGCTTTCACCGATGGTCACGTACGGCAGAGCCACCCCGCGCGGGACATCATCATAGATCTTGGCTCCGCCGAGGAGGGCTGTCAGCTGCGTATCCGATGCCAGACGCTGATAGAGGGCCTTCTGCATCTCCCAACTCGCGCTCGTCATGTGACGGCTCCCGTATCGTCAGTCCCGATTTCTCGAGCGATCGCCTTGGTGGGTGCGAGCGGCGCGGTCCTTGTCGGACGGGTTGCTCGTCGACGGACGTCAGCCGCGCGAAAGAGAATGCGGCCAACACGCCGCGCAAAACGAGCGTCCCGCTGCGAGATTGGCCCCATGCGGACGTCACAGCGCAATTTCATGACAGACGCTCCTCGACAAGACAACGTAGGAAGCGATGCTGTTCATCGACATCGAGAACCGACAGCAGGTCGAATATTCGTGAGCCATACCGCAACCGCAGATGCGGGCCGACGCCTTCGCGCCAACGCATCCAGATCTCATGCGTGATGCGACCCGCGATAGCGTCTGCCACAACGCGTTCACTCCCGTTGAGCGGCCGGATCTCTGCCCAAACCTCGGCAATCGGGCTCCACGTTTGGATTGCGCCGCCGCCGCCGTCGGGTGTGCGCACCGGCTCCTCTACGACGACGCGGTGGCGCAAGTCGGCGATTTTCACCGTGCTCATAGCCGTTCCACCCGATAAGGCATCAGCAGCTCCGACACCGCCGATGGAATAGCGGCTTCAAGCGAACCGATTTCGATGGGATCGCGATGCTCGTACCAGTGGGCGACCAGCAGCAGGAGCGCCTGCCGGATGGGTCTTGGCACATCTGAGGCCGCATCGCCGAAGCCAACACGTATGTCGATCTCAATACCCTGAGCGGCGCGACCTGGCACCGGCCAAGTCCCCTCAGCAGCGATGAGGCGCGCGGGCGTACCGTGACCGTCGAGCAGATAGTCAGCAGCATCGAGAAGCTGAAAAGTGCCGTCCGCGGCGAAGATGCGCGCGGCGCTAACCGCTTGCACCGGCCGCAACGGCAAAATCAACTCACCCCCGCGTGGCCAGCGATCCCGAACATAGGTCCACTCCTGCGTGATCAGTGCGAGCCCCAGCGCCTGCTCGATGTGCAGCCGCGACGTCAGAATGAGGCTGGCGACGAGCGTATCATCGCCATCGGTCTCAAGGCGCAGATGCGCTTTGGCTTCGCTGACGGATACGGGCTCAACTGACGGACCACTCCGAAATATCAGTGCCATGCGTACCTCGCACATGAACCTGAAAAAAGCGGCGGAGCCACATGCGACAAGCATATGGCTCCGCCAGGATACTGCGCGCGGGAGGAGGGACGGCGCGCAGTTTTCGCTGCAGCCGTTACGCCGCAAATTTGAGCAGTTTGATTGCGTCGAAATCCCTGATGCCGCCGCCCACGCGCTTCGTGGTGTAGAAGAGCACATAAGGCTTCGCGCTATAGGGATCGCGCAGGACGCGAATGCCAAGCCGATCGACGATCAGGTAACCGCTCGCGAAGTCGCCGAACGCGATGGCATGGCTGCCAGCCGAAATGTTTGGCATGTCTTCGGCTTCGACCACCGGATAACCCAACAGCATCGAGGGTTGACCGGCCTCCGTGGAGGGCTGCCAGATGTAGGCACCATCGGAGTCTTTCATCTTGCGTAACACCGACAGCGTGTGCCGATTCATGACAAAGTGACCATTGGCCCGATAGGGACCTTTGACGGCATACGCGAGGTCGATGAGCTTGTCGGCTGGATCGGTTGCTGGAAAGGCCCCGGCCACGCCGGTTGCAATGAAACCCACATTGCCCCACGTCCACGACGCGTTGGCAACCGTCGGATAGTCCAGAAAGCCGCGGGGTTTGTTGGCGCCGTCACCCGAAATGAAGGCTTCTCCTTCCTGCTTGGCGAAAGCGATACGGACCTCCTCAGCCAGCCAGGCATCGATATCCACGGCACTGTCATCGAGCAGGCTCTGTGTGGCCGCCGGCATGGCGTAGAGTTCCATAGTGGGGAAGGCGAGTTCGGCCAATGTCGGCGTCGCCGTCTGGGGTCGCGCGGCCGTCTCCCCGACCCAGCCGGTGGCGGGACCCGAGGTTGCAAACGGCACCTTCAGCGCTGAGCCCGATACTTGCCGCACGCCGGCGATCGCGCGTATCGGTGAGACCGCTTTGAGAGCGGTGTTGACGGCGCGCTCGGTCTCGTCTGGTACCAAATAGCCACCATCGGGATCGGAGCCGACCGACAAGGCCTTCAGTTCCAGATCGCGCAGCCCATGCGTTTCACCTTTGCGCACATAACCTTCGAATGCTGTCTGGTGGGCAAGTCGCGCACTCGAACGCAGTCCATCGGCTCCGCCGCGCGGGGGACGGGCCTGTTTCAATTGCAGTTCATCGAGCGTTCGCTCGATCCGGGCGAGCTTCTCGGCGGTGAGAGCATCGGGCGCACCTTTGGCTTCGATTTCGGCAAGCCGCGCGTCGTTGGCTGCTTTGAAGGCTTCGAATGCTTCCATCAGCTCATCCACGTCACGGGCAAGCCCGCTGTGGCCGGCCTTCATTTCAAGGTCGGTTCGCTCTGTCATAGTCTATCCTTGCGATTAGCGTGTCAGGTTGCAGATTTGAGACGTGCGATGGCCCGCCTGAGACTGCGGCGCACATCGCCCACCTCGTCTTCGGCCTCACCCGCATCCCGCAGGGCCATCAGGCCTTTGAGACCATTGCGCATCAGCGCACGGGCCTCCGAACGCGCAAGCCCAGCATCCCGCGTGAGCCAGCGCTCGAATTGACGTTCGCTCGGCACTTGCCCCGCGAACGGCCACGTTTTGATCTCCGCGATGCGCGCACCGGGTTGCATCGGGAATGTAACGATCGAAATTTCCCATAAATCGACGCTTTCCAAGCGGCGCACCCCCGTACGCCGGTCGCGCTTGAAGCGCGTCGGCTTGAACCCGATCGACAGACCGTCGATCGCGCCGACTTTCATCAGCGAGAAAACCTCGCGCGCTTTTTCCACGTCGAGCGTCAACCGCCCCCGAACCTTGAGACCCCGCCGATCTTCCTCAATCGACTCCCACACGCCGATGGGCTGGTTGGGGTCGTGCTGGAAGAGCATACGAATCCCCGAATGCCCCCTAGCCGCAAGACTGGCTCGGAAGGCTCCGGGGAGCATCACATCCCGCGCGAGGTCTTCACGGTGAAAGAGGCTCGCATAACCTTCAAATATACCGTCAGTCGCCACGTCGGACAGATCGAGGGCGATATACTTCAATTCCGGCGCCAAGCCGGACGTCTGTTGCACCGTCATGGAGTCACTCGCCTCGCAAACCGCCACTCACACTTGGCGTATAGCCAGCTGCTTCGCGCTTTTCCTCGATCGTCAGGAAGGTCGCTTGGTTCAACCTTGACCAGAGGGCCTCGCGCTCAGGTGCCAGCGCCTCCACTTGGTCGAGATCGGCCCGCAAATCCAATGCACCCCCAAAAGCCGGCGAGAGCCACGCTGATAGCGCCTTCGCTGAGCGCGCAACCAGTGGCAACACTGTCTGCCGCCAGAACGCGCGCGTCGCTTCCTGATAATTCGAGTAGGTGTTGTCGCCAGGGATTCCAAGAAGCATGGGCGGAACCCCGATGGCGAGCGCAATCTCGCGGGCGGCTGCATTCTTGGCTTCGATGAAGTCCATGTCCTTGGGGCTGAGGCTCAATGGCTTCCAATCGAGCCCGCCCTCCAGCAACATCGGCCGGCCGGCCTGACGCGCGCCCTGGAACCCACTCTCCAACTCACTTTTCAAGCGCTCGAACTGCTCAGCCGTCATGCGTCCGTCGCGCGCGCCATAGACGAGCGCGCCGGAAGGACGCGCTGAGTTGTCGAGTAGCGCCTTGTTCCAGCGCGACGCCGTGTTGTGGATGTCGATTGCTGTCGCCGCCGCCTCGATCGGACTCATCCCGTAGTGATCGTTGGCGGGGTGAAAGAGGCGCATGTGAAGGATCGGCCGCACCCCGTTTGCGGGCTCCAGATCGAAGCGAATACTGCGGCCCGCTGCGGAATATTCGTAAGCTTCGGGCCACCCTTCAAGGCCTGGGATGACTTTCATCCGATCGGGCCGCAAGACGTACAATTCGCGGATCTCGCCGCCGATGCCGACGGCTTCGACGTAGGCGTTGCCCGAGACCAGCAGATATCCGTACCAAGCCTCGAAGAAATCCGCCGATGTCTGCTCCGGATTGGGATTGGCGATGAGGTCGAGCAGAGGATGGTGATCGTGTTCGTGGCCGCTTTCATAAAGCAAGAGTGGAATATTGGCGGCAGCTTCCGCGATCATACGCACAGAGCGATACACGATCGGGTTCTGCATGAAGCCCTCGCGGGCGAAGGCCTGATAGTCGCGCGGAGTCCACACCGGTCGCCCTAGCGTTTCGAATGCGAGCAGGGCCCCAGTCCGGCTTGCTTTTGCCTCGCCGCCAGAGAAGACAAAGGACGACCAGAGCCGCCTCAGCGCGTCACGTGAGATCATGTGCTGATCCTTGTCTCAATTCGCGTTTGCGACGTCAAAGCGCGCGCCGTTACAGCCAGCGCAGCGCAGGGCGCGCATCTTGGTGCAGAATGAGGTCCGTCAGTGCCCACACCAGCGCATCCAATCGGTCAGGACTACGGCCCGAAGCGCGCCCATCCGTCGCGAAGGCGAGCATTTCGCGCTCCAATTCGGCAAAGCGGCCAACGTGCGCGACACGGCCCTCCGCATAAAGAGAGGCAACAGGCTCCGCCCGCAGCCACTTGCCGCGTGAGGCCCGCACCGTGCGCACCGGAACTCGATCATCGATCTGACGCAAGACCTCCACGACGAGATCCCCACCCTGATTAACTTCGGCTACGATGCGATCGGCTTTGAATTCGCGATATGCCCCAACAACCTCTCGCGCCCATTCATTCGGTGCCCGTCCTGAAAGCGATCGATCGGCCAAGACATAACCACGGTTGTCCGCGCCCAAACCCGCCACCACAATCCCGCACGCATCCGAACGCGCTGTGGAGGTCACCGGGGGGTCGACGGCCACAACGAGTCGCATCAGGTCTGGCGCAACATCGACGCGATGCTGCTCGATCCAGTCACGCCGCCATAGGGCGGCGCCATCATCCTCGACAATCTCCCCTAGCAACTCCTGCCGACCCAGAACCGACTCAGCGTAACGGCGCTCCATCTCCGCGATGAAGCCCGGTGCGAGGTTGGCCGAATTTGCGTGGGTCGTTGCCCTGGTGACGACGGTCGCCTGATCTGCAAGCACGGCTTTAAGAAGCGGGATCGGCCGCGGCGTCGTGGTCACACATATTCTGGGATGCACGCCGAGCCGCGATGCGAATTGCAGCATGTCCCAGGCCCGCTCAGGCTCGCGCCACTTGGCCAATTCATCGCACCAAGCCGCTTCGAACTGAGGCCCGCGCAATTGATCGGGGCTTTCGGCTGAAAAGACATGCGCTATACTTCCATTCGGCCATATGAGGCACCCGTGAGAGGACTGATACTGCGGCCGTTCATCATCGGGATGGACGGCGAGCAAACCCGATTGGCCCTCGATCATCACCCGCCGCACGTCGGCGTGAGTTTCGCCAAGCAGCGCGATGCGGCGTGGCCGGATGGGCCCCTCTTCCCATAGTCCCAAGGCCGTGGCGCGCACCCATTCCGCCCCCGCCCGTGTTTTTCCGGCTCCACGTCCGCCTAGGATCACCCAAACCCGCCATGGTGTGTTCGCCAGTCCTGTGTCGGGCGGTAGTTGATCCTCCCGTGCCCACAGGCGCCAGTCGTGATAGATCCACGCCAGTTCGCGTAGGCTCAGTTCACTTAGAAGTGCCGCCAGCGTTCCATTGCGAACTGAGGCGCTCAAGACGTTCCGCAATCTCGCGGCGCATGCGTTCGGCGTCGGGATGTGAGTCACAGGCGTCTTTCTCCTTGCGCCCGGCCGAGTTCAGAAGGACGGCTGCCGCTTCCGACGCCTTCTCAATATTGCCGAGGATAGCGCCGAGCGCGCGCGCTTGGCGCTCTTGATCCTGAGCCGTCATCGGCTCGTGGGAACTCATATGCCACTCCATTTGGTCGAGTTGCAGATCAATGACCCGGAAGAGTCGCAGGATGCGACCCTCGGGCGTATCGGGGTGCGTCCGAGTGGTGGTGTCGGCGATCCGCCGTTGCTTTGCACCGCTCGGGACCCTGTTTGTATTTCGGTTGTCCGTCTGAGAGGATTTGGATGCGCGCTCAGAGGTTCGACGTTTCCAACTTTCTCGGCGCGCCCGGCTCTGAATGGCAGATTGTGAAATCAAGAACCGGCACGCGATCTCCTTGACGGGTTCCGCCGTTTCCTCATACGCGCGCCGGATAGTCGCCCACGTCTCAGCGTCGACCCGCATTCGCGCGCGCCTCCAGCCCGATCAGATCGGCTATGTGGTTGGTGGGTTGACCGCCCTGAGGCGGGGTGCGGAAGTCGGCGGCAACGTCTCTCGAGTTGCAACCAACGTCTCACACAAAAATCTCATCTTAGAAAAAAGATACCAAAGCAGCGCGACGCTGTCAACAAAAAACTTATTCTTTTTCAATAAGTTGCGTTCTTTTCTTTTGACAGCCTAACAGAATAGCACTCGCAATTTGCCCCGGGCATAACTCTGTGCGGAATTTCTAGCGCCCACGCGAGAGGGCCCCGCTCCGTCGAACCGCTGCGGCCAGCGAAGACAAGACTAAGGGATGAGGCTCCACAAAAAGCGCAACGCGACCAACGCCAGAAAAACCGCGAACGCGATTTCGAGCCGCCGACGGGACATGGTGTGGGCAACATGCACGCCCCACGGTGCTGCCACCATGCTTGATGGCATCACGATCGCGGCGGCCAGCAGATTGACATAGCCAACCGAAAGAGGTGGCCGTCCGGGGACATCGAGCCCCGCGATCGCGTATCCGATCGCGCCCGGAATGGAGATGATGGGCCCGAACGCTGAGGACGTGGCAACCGCGGTATGGATCGGCACCGCGTAAAGCGACAGCAGTGAGACGACGAACATGCCGCCACCGATGCTGAGCAGCGCCGATAGCATCCCGATGGCAAAAGCCGTCGCCTCCAATCCGATATTCTGCGGCAACCGCTGTCCCAAACGCCAATCATCCCGTCCGAACGCCATGCGAACAGCCATCAGCGATCCTGCAACGACCCATATCCATTTGAGGGCTTCACTTCCTGAGCGCCCCGCAATGATCACACCCAGCACAACGCCAGCCGCAACCCAAGGCCAGAGTCGTCGGATGATCGCCGTATCGATCGCGCCCTTGCGCCAATGACTTCGCACCGAGACAAGCGACGTCGGAACGATGACGGCGAGCGAGGTGCCCAGCGTCATATGCATGCGCACCATCTCGTCGACGCCGCCTTGACGGAAGACTTCATACAGTACAGGCACCAGGATAGCCCCGCCACCAACGCCAAGAAGCCCGGCGAGAAATCCAGTGATGGCACCACCGGCGACGAGCGCGGCGATGAATGGCAACACATCTGAAAATGATAACGCCGCTGCTGACATGAATTACGCCGCCGGCGCCATGAGCCTGGCGTCAAGGCCTTCGGCAACCGACAGGGCTTTGAGGAGCACGTCCGATCCTGCTGCGCGTTTCGCACCCTCCTCGGCAAGAATTCGTCGGAATAATCGTCCGCGCGGGCAGCCGTAATAAAGGCCGAGCACGTGACGGGTGACGTTGTTGAGCCGCCCGCCGCGGGCGAGGTGCGCATCGATGTACGGGATCAAGCGTAGCAACGCTTCGCTGCGTGACGGGGTTGGGGCAGGCATACCGAAAAATTTCTCATCGACACTCGCGAGCAGGTATGGGGTCTGGTAGGCAGCGCGGCCGAGCATGACACCGTCGACGTGTTTGAGATGATCTGCACACTGGTCGATCGTGGTGATCCCGCCATTGATGACGACCGTCAAATCCGGCCGCGTGGCTTTTATGCGATACACCCGAGCATAGTCGAGCGGTGGCACTTCGCGGTTTTCCTTCGGCGAAAGTCCCGAAAGACAGGCTTTGCGGGCATGCACGATGAAGGTGCCGCAGCCGGCATCCGCAACCCGATCGATAAAATTCTGAAAGTCGCGCTCACTGTCCTGATCATCAATCCCGATCCGGCATTTCACGGTCACGGGGACCCGCACCGCCTTGCGCATGGCAGCGACACAGGCTGCCACCGTTTCAGGCTCCGCCATGAGACACGCACCGAACCGGCCCTCCCGAACGCGATCCGACGGACAACCGATGTTCAGATTGATCTCGACATAGCCGAAGTCCTGACCAATTGCGGCCGCCTCAGCGAGTTTTTGGGGATCC